TCGGTGTTTCCTGCCCGAAAAATGTCCGCTGTACGTCAGACATGGCGGGCGATTTTCGCTTAGTCGTCAAGCGGCGCGGGGATTGTGACGCACGAGTGCGATAACGGCTCGGATCTTGATGCGGGCCTCGGGGCAACTAAACCAGAGATTCGCAAACTCGACGACGCAGGCTCGGAGCACAAGGTCGAGGGCCGCCTTGTGGCTGGGCTTGCAGCCCCACCGGGCCTCAATGTTTTCACGAACCTTCGCGGTCGTGACGGCGATCGCGTCGAGCACGTCGTCGGCGGCTCTTGCGCAGGAGAGTTTGCCCGCGATCTCGGCCATCGTCCGCTCCGGCCAGCAGCGGCAGATTTCGGTGACGATCACGTCGCAGGTGTGCTCAAGCTCGGCGGCGCGTGGGCCGATCTGCTCGCGCACGGCGTCGCATAATTCACGAAGCGTCAGCGTATCGAGAGCGTCGCCCACCGCACCTCCAGCATCAAGGCATGGCCGGTGAACCAGACGCGGGCGACGCTCCCGGCACGCGGCAACGTCCATCGGGGCAGCCGGCGGCACCGCAATGGCATTTCGTGCGATGCCCGTCTCCGTGCGTAATCCAGCCGGTGCCGTTGCAGTCCTCGCACTTCGCGGGCTTCGGCTTCGGGCCTGGGGCGGGCGGCGTCGGGCTCGGTGCCTCCACGACCATGCTGGCCCGCGCCGTGCTGACGGCGGCAGCCGCGCGAGCCGCCTCGCGGTCGAAGACCGCAGGGTCAGACGAGAGCCAAGTGAGAATCCAGAGAATCCAATTCCAGAGCGTCATTACCAACCCTTTCCGTGATCAACGACTGTATAGCCGTCGTCTCCAATCGCAGGGGCTTTGACGAGATGCCGAGTCTCGGGCTCGGGCGGGGCGGGCTCGACGAACACGGCGACCCAGAGCAGCGTCTTCGCGGTCTTCACGATCCACCGGAGGACAGGGCGGTCAGCCAGCGGCGTGACGGGCTTATCGGGCGGGCTCGCCAGCCAGTAGCCAATGGCGACGCAGGCGGCGAGGGTCAGGAGGGTATTGCGGTCGAGCTTCATTGATCAGCCTTCGAGAGAGAGTCGATCGGCGCGGGCTCAAGCCAGCGTCCGTTGTGAATGTCTCGGTATCCAAAACCGGCAACGCCGCCGATGGCCCAGGTGTCGGAGCGGATCATTCGCTCAACGACTTCGCGACGCGCCCAGAAGGCACCGTCCGGGAGATCCGCAGGAAACTTGCCGCCCTCGTAGCGGACCCATCGCGGACCCCAACTGTTGAGGATGCAGGCGAGATCGGCGGGAGCGCCGTTCTTCTTGTGGACGATTCCGCAGATCATCATCTGGTGGTGCCACGTCCCGCTGGCCTCAGCGATGCCCTTGTTGGCGACCGACGCAAAGCCCTGCGAACTGGCGACCGTGCAGGGATAGCCTGACTCCAAGGCGGCGGCGAGCTCGTCCCACGTCTCGACCTTCACGACGTGCTTACAGGGATGCTTCTTTGCCAGCCGGTCGAGCCGGTAGTTGTCGCCCTGGCCGCCAGCCCCGTACGCGCCTTCGGTCTTCTCGCGGTTGGCGTTGTAGGTCGTGTAGTCGAAGATGCCATCGTAGGGCTTGCGGTAGACAACGCCCCAATCGCGAAGCCAGCGGGCGGCAGCCGCGCCAAACGACCCATCGCTCCACCCGCCAACAGGCTGCGAGCCGTCGTATCCTTCGGGGTTGCTGCGACGCGCCTCGACTCTCGATCCGCCGTACAGCGGCTCGGTGGCCGGGATCATCGGGGGCTCGGCCAGTTCGCCGATTTCCCACGACACGCTTTCGGCGCAGTAGACGGCGTGCATCGCGCCCCACGCGACGCACGATCCGATCAACTGCTTGCCGACCACAAAGTCGGTGCCGTAGCGGGCGCGGTGGGCCTTGAACATCGCCCTGTAGAGAAACGTGTCGACGCCTTTGGCTTTCGCCATCGCGTCGGCCCCTGCCTGCCGAAACATCGGCTGCGGCAGTTCCGCCATGAACCGGGCGACGCCTTCTGGATTCGGGACATAGCCGAAGTTGTCGTCGCCCCAGACGCCAGGCGGACCATCGCTGCGCCACGATTCAATGGCGACGGCGAGCCCGAGCCCCAAGAGCAGGGCGGCAGCAAAGATTTGCCAGCGGGCCTTCGCAGACGAGCTCATCGGGCGGCAGCCTCCGCAGCGCGAGCCACCTCGCGATAAGCCGCGACCCACTTCGCCCGCTGCTCTGGAGTGAGCGGCCCGCCGGAAGTCCCTGCGGCAGCGTTCAGGAACGCTTCGATCGCTTCCCTTGCTCGCGGATGCTTGTCGCCCAGGCTCTCGCCCTTGCAAAGCAGGAGCCGCGTGCGGACTCGCAACTCGTCAAACGCCACGCCGGTTTTAATGAGCGGCTCTGGCTGCGTCCCGTCCCACTCGACTTCGTTGGCGATCTCGCCGCAGAGGGCCGCCGTTGTGGCTGCGTCTGAGGCTGCGTCGGGGCCGACAAACGTGCCACGGAGATCGAGCTTCGTTGGCGAAGGCGTCGGCTGCGGCTGCGGGGCCGCTGGCGAACGCAAGGCATAAGACGCCATCGCTGCCGCCCCGAGCAGGATTGCCGCGTAGTGGCGACGGTCGAGATTGGAGAGGTCGATCTCGGGGGCGTGCTCGCGAATCCAGGGCCACGCCAACACAACGGCAGCGGCAACGAGCAGCAGGGCAGTAATCACGGGGCAGCCTTTCGGACAAGGGGCAATAGCGATTCGATGGCACCGCTGGCGACCAAGAGCAGCAATTGGCGGGCGGCAGGTTTGACGATCACCCAGACGGGCCACGCGAGCGCGGGGATCGCCTTGTCCGCGAGCGTGTCGAACAACAGCCCCACGGCGTTGAGAACGAACTGCTTTCGCTCGGCCCCGTCGACCGGGATCGCGTCGGCCGCTTCAATCGCCACCCGCATGAGGGCGACGGCTAGCTCACCAAACTCCGCGAGCGTGATCCCGCCAGCGGCTTTGACCTTCGCGGTGGCGACGAACGCCCGCACCTTTTCGGCGAGCGAAAGCAGGTCGTGTGCGGCCTGGAGCGGAGCGGATGAAATCACGGCGACTCTCCTAGAGGATTCCCATTTCGATCGCCCGGCGTGCCGCTTCGACCGTGCAGCCGAGGCGGAACGCAATCAGTTCGAGGTCGGCTCGCGAGTGCTTCGCGGGGCGCTTGCTCGTCACCTTGCCCCAATACTGCTGCTGCGGCGTGTAGTGCTGGGCGAGCGACACAACCTCACCGGCAGCCGCGATGGGTTCGCGCCCGTCAGGTCCGCCTCGACGCCAATGAGCCGCAGCGATCACGTCAGCCTCCGACCCTTCAGATTGGTCGAAAACCGGGCGTGACCGTAGGGGCTATTCCCGGTCGGTTTCGCGGTGGAGAACCAGGGCAATCGCCGCGTAACAGGCGATGTCTTTGAGCGTGTCCTCAACCCCGTCGAACTCGCACTTGCCACGGCGGAAGAACGCTTTGAGTCGGTGCATCTTGTCGCTGATTCGCAGGATGCAGCCGGCCCAGGCGGGCATATTCACCACGTCGGCCGAGGATCGGATGTTGCTCAGAGCGTCTTCGTCGATCCCGTAATCCAGGGTCTTGCGAAGGTGGAGCGACTTGAGCTCTTCGAGCACGGCGAGAAACTCCCGCGAGCCGGGGCGGATCGAGTCCTGTGGCGCGAGCAGCCCGTCGCCCGTATGACGTATGTCAACTGGACGCTCTTTCTCGCCCTTCAATTCCCGCTCGCCTTGGAGAATCCAGTCCACCGGGATCGACGGCACGTCGGCGTCAGCGATCTCGGTCGGCGACTCCTGCTCGGTCGTGTCGAAGCACCGGGCAGCGGCCTCCTGCGCGGGGCGGCAACCGGCCAAAGAAGCGGCCATCGGGGAATAGCCACGCTTCTTCGGATCGTCGTCGGGCGTCGCGTCCATGCGAGCGGCGACGGCTTCGCGGAGGGCTCGGTTCTCGGCTTCCAACTGGTCAAACGCTGCGGTCATATCTTTCCTTTCCTTGAGCATTCTAAGAACGTCTGCGGCAAGAGAGCCCGATGTGCCGAAGTAAGCACCGGAGAACCGTCGAGCGCGGTACTCTGCCTCTCGGAGATAATCTGCGGAGAGCGTCAAGCCTTCGCCCTCGGTGACGCAACGTGCATCGAGGAGAGCCCGCCGTCTGGCTCGTAGAGAAACGTCTCGCACGCTTGCCGCGAGCCGATGAATCCGTTGACGCTGTGCCAATCGTCGGGCGGGCAGAGAGCCGGGGCCGTTCGCACGATCACGCCGTCGAGCGTCTCAATCGGTCGCTGCCATTCCGCAGCCTGCGAGTGGAAGTGGCCCGTGTGCCATTCGCGGTATGGGCATTTCGCCCAGTGCTGCGAGGCTTCGAGGGCCATGATCTGCGGGAGCTTTTTCTTCGCTCGGTGGCCGTGCGCAAACCCGAGGAGGTTCCGCCCATGCGTGAGATACTGCCGCCCGGTAAAGTCCTCTTTGACTCGCACCGACTTTGACCCGCGAAACCGCTCCGAGAGGATTCGCTGAAACGTCCACGTCAACACCTCGTCGTGGTTGCCGTTGACGATCACGACATCGGTAGGGACCGACTGCGACGAACGCTCGACGATGCGGAGCAGCGTGTCGCAGCCGACCGCGATCATCTTCTGGAGCCGCCCGTCCCGCTCTAGCGGCGTGCCGCTCGTCGTGCTGCCGTCTGGCCGGTCGTAGTGGAAGAGGTCGCCGAGAAAGGCGATCGTGCGTCGAGTGGGCTTGTGGGAATCTCCCACCGCTACGAGCTCGTCGCCTGCCTGCCCGACAAGCCGCTCGGCCAGGTCGAGATCATAGTCGTCGCCTCCGGTCGTGCGGCCCCAGGCGTATTTTCCGAAATGACAATCCGCGACGACCAGCACTTGCCAGAGACCGTCTCGCTTCGGTGCCTTGACAGTTTTGGTCAAGGGTCGGCGGATGCTCTTCTTCGCCGCGTCGATCATTGACGCCACGCATTCCAGCGTCGTCGGCCCGCCCCGTGGCTTGAGCCTCACAAAGACCCGGTGAAGTTCAATGCTCCCGCCTTCTCCGTCGCCGCACTCCCATTTCGTCGCCTCGCTGGCGGCGACCTCGAAGCGGGTCATATCGGCTTCGATATGCGCGAGCAAATCCTCAACGGTCTTGATGCGTCGGCTCGTCGAGCGGGCTTCAAGCGTGTCGCCGCTTTGCGACTGCGTCACCTGTTCGGCATCGGCGGACGGCTTCGGGGGCGGCAACTTGGACGCCACGTCTGCCGCTAGCGTTTTCCGTCTAGCCACTGGATGACCCCCTGAATGCCGCTCGTTTCCCAGCCGCGCTCGCGTGCGGCTTCAATGATCGCCTTTGCGTAGGCTCGCTTTTGGTGAGTCGCGTGGTTGAATGACGCCCGCACCGATTCAAGCTCTGCCTGTGCCTCTGCGGGGAGCCGCTGAAACCACGTCTTGAATCCAGGGCTGCGGTTCCGCGCTCGCGAGAGCACGTCATCAAGCAGGCTTGTTGCCTTGCCCTTCGCCATCAGTCCTCCTCGTCGTCACGGTGGCGGAATCCTTCGGCGTCGAGCACGCCCGAAAGCGTCTCCGAAAACTCGACTACCGCATCTTCAGACAGGTCGGGCCAGCGGGCGTGAATGAGCTCGTGAATGAGGGTATCCAAGAGGTCAACGCCTCGGAGCCGGGCGTCGATGCGGATGCGATGGAGCGTGTAGTTGCAGTCGCCGTCGATGCCACGAAGACGCTGCGACCGCTCGATCTTCCAGCGTTGGTCGCCGACGTAAACGGTGCGGCGTTGGCGCTTCCTGCGGGGCATATCGCCAGCGTAGAGCGAGGGTCAACGGGCGGGCAGGGCGTCAGGCGTTGGGGAATGGCGCAGTCGGTGGGGTAAACGGCGCATAGGCAGAATAAACGTCGGCCAAACTTACGCGGATTTCGTCAATGTGGCCCGAATGATTTTGCAAGCCACTTGTTGACCCGAATTGTTGGTTTCCGCTGGGAAAAGAAAATGCGGATCCCAGGTCTACCGCGTTTCCCAGTTGCGCGCCGTCAACAAAAAGCCTCATGTTGTTAGCGGTGCGACAGACAGCAACGTGATACCAGACGTTGAGCGACGGAGACCACGGGGCGGACTCGCTGTATGTGCTTAAGGAAAACGGCGTTGTCGACACGCGAGCAACGT